GAAGCCGTGGTTTTCTTCGTGCTGGTCGGGCCGTTGCCGGACATGGGGGCTATTCCTTCATGATTAGAAAAACGCCTCACGATTAGAATAGTGTATCACACGGCAGAAAACAAGGTTTCTATTTCAGAAGTTCTCCGCTCACAGATGCGGGTCACGGCGTCGTCGATCGAGTTGGCCAGACCGACGAACAAAACCTCTTTCAATCTGTCCGGCTCCCGCACCTTGATGATGCGGCTAAGCGCCTGGGCGTTGTCGGTCGGTATCCAGGACGGCTCGAAGATGTAGGCGCGATCGGCGGCCGACAGATCGATGGCCATGCCGGCGGACGCCAGGTTGCCGATGAACACGCGATACTGATGGTGGGTCTGGAACATCCGCAGCATGTTATCGCGGCGCTCGGCGCCTGTGCCGCCAAAGAGCAGGCACGCCTTGTACTTCGCAAGCAGGTTGCGCAGGTAGCGCAGCGGGTCGCGGTGGATGCCGAAGACGGCGATCTTCAAGTCGGGCTCGGCCTCCAGGTCTTCCTTGATCAGCTCGACCATGCCCTGCACCTTGGCCAGGCCGATGACGCGGCGGATCGTCGACACGCTCTTGGCGTCGATGTTGGACAGGTCGCCGGCCTTCACGCCGTCCGCTATCTGGCGGGCGTATTTCGGCTCCTGGGCGGCCAGGATTTGCAGCGCGTGATGCAGCGGGCTCACCTCGCGCGGCTCGATGCTCAGGCTGTTGATGGACACCTGCACGTCGGCGATGTCGGTGCGCAGGCGCCGCAGGACGTAGGGGGCGAGCATCTTTTTGAGCAGCGGCAGGTTCTTGCTGCCGGTGATCTTGAACTCCGATCCGTCGTAGAAGCCAAAGCAGAACTTGTTGATGAAGTCGGTCTTCGACTGCGGCCAGGTGCCTATCATCCGGCAGAATGGGAACATGTCAGAGGCGTCGCGGCGTTGCGGCGTGCCGGAGACAAACCAGCAGCGCGTGCCGAGGCCAGCCAATCCGCCTTCGCCTGTACACTTCGGGCCGAAGACGCGCTGGGTGCGCTTGGCGTCGCGGTTGGTCAGCTCATGCGCCTCGTCGATGATGACGACATCGTATCCGTAGACCATGCCGTTGGCGTAAAGCGCGGCGAACACCTTGGCGTTGATGGCCAGGGACGTTGACACGACGACCAGGCGCGTTGTCGCCGTGATCTTCTCGGCGTCTTTCACCGAATAGATCAGCACGGCGTTCTCTGCGAAGCCCTGGTCGGGGCAGAAGTGTTTGAACTCGGAATGCCAGCCGCCGCGCGCGATGGCCGGACAGATTACCAGGACGCGTTTAAACGATGCGCGCGCACAGGCGACGACGCATTGCGGCGTCTTGCCAACGCGCATCTGGTCGGCGAGGTAGAGGACCGGCCCGCCATTGGCGAGCCAGTCCGCTCCTACTTCCTGGTAGGGGTCGAGGGCTTTCAGTACCATATGCTTTCGCCGTCTTTGACGGTCATCCGCCTTGCCGGCCAGCGGACCTTGATGCCCATCACCTGGACTTCCATGTACGGCTTGGGCTCGGGGTTCTCGGCGTCGACCACCCACACCAGCTTGCCGACATGCGGCAAATCGATGTGCTGCGACCGTACAGCCGTCGTTTCAGCGTCAGTATCTGGTTTCCAATCGAAGTTGGGCATCTGAGGGCGAACAGCGACGGCGGCTACCGGCGCCTGATAGTTGTGCGGCAGGTAGTGCATGTTGGCCAACTCGCCGAGCAGGTTCATGCCCTCGTCGTGCCGGGCAAGCGTGATGTCCGGCGGCTCCATGTTGATCCGCTGGAACGCGTGGCGCGTGCCGTGGATTGCGTCGAGGATCGAGTTGGGCCGGCTCATGCCCGGCCCTCCGGCTGCATGCTGGCAACGTCGTCGGTCAGCATCCACGTCCCATCGATCGTGGTCTTGATCACGGGCTCGTCGATCGGCAGATCGCAGTCATAGAAGATGCGCAGCTTGAGCGCCGTGGCCAGGGCGTGCTCGGCCCGAGCGCCGAGACTGGTTTCCCAGCCCTCCAGCATCCAGATGCCATCGGCTTCCTCGGCTATGAACTTCATGTCGGCGGCGAGCGCTTCGCGCAACGAAAAGCCCTTCTGCACGGCCTCGTCGATATCGCCAGACAAGCTCTTGCCGATGTCAGGGCCGTGCGCCTCGCGGTCGCGGTCGGCGGGGTTGAAGACGGTATGGCCGAGGCGGCGCAAAAACGCGGACGCCTTGTCGAATGCCGGGAAGTTGAAATCGGGCTTCCCGCGCATCGGGCCGGCAACGTAAATCTTCATTGGTTTGATCCTTTCAGGCGCCGCAGATCGGCGATCAGGTTTTTAATTCCGCGATGGTCGGACCCGGTTTTCGCCACTGACATCCGGGCGGGCTTTGCCTCGCCTGGAAACCAGAAGTCGACGATCAGGTGCTTGTTTTCGCGGATCAATTCGAAGTAGTTGGAGCCAGCAGCGTCGGCGATTGCCTGGAGCTGGCGCCGGACGCCCGCGTTCACTGGCTGGCCTCCTCCCGATTGAGGAACAGGCGCGCATAGGTGGCGCGCTTGCGCTGGCCACGCGTCTTGCCGTCAGCGTAGACGCGCGGCTCGGTCGGCGGCACGCGGAAGCCGCGCCCGCCCGTCGAGTTGGACATCATGTTGACGCGGCGCAGCCGCTCGCCCTCGTCGGCGGAGGGCATGCCGAGGCGGGCCGAGCGCAGCGCTTCCTTGAACAGGATGTTGCTGAAAATAGCGGCCATCACGCCCTCCCCGTGAAATCGGCAAGGATGCGCTCGCACTCGGCGTAGGTTGCCTCGTTGCGCCGAGGGCTCACGTCGTCGGTGTAGAAGTGCTCGTCCTTGACGATGCCCTTCACCCAATGGGGCTTCACGGCTTTCGCTGCTTCACCCGGCCGGCGCTCCCAAATCGGGTTGTAGCCGCGATTGAACAGAACCTCGGTCCCGTCCGCGCATGTCCACTTGCCGTATGGCAGGTGCTTCACTTCGCCAGATGTCAGCATCACGCGGCCTCCCGTGCCTTGAGCGCCGCGATGTAGTCGGCGTAGCTCACGCCGGCTTCCTCGGCCTCGATCTCCATTTCCAGGTGCGCCAGGACGCGCCAGGCGGCCTTTGCGGTGTGCCGGCCGCCATCGACGACATCGACGGTGCCGCGCTCGGCGAAGTGGCGGATGGCGCAGTCGGCGTGATCCGTCGACTTGCCCTTCGCCCAATGCAGCGGCTGGCCGGGGTTGTGCTGGTCATTGCCGATCCGGCTGACCTCGGCGACGGCGGCGAGCGCCTTGGGGAAGTAGTCCAGGACGCCAGTGCAGATCGGCAGCGCCTTGCGTTCCTTCGCTCCGGTCGGCAGGTGCAGACCGTGGTTCGATTTTTGTATCACTGCGGGCACGGCTTCGCCGGTCATTTCGGTTGCTTCCTTTTCCGTGTAACCCTGGCGCCGCAGATCGAGGTAGTCGATCATACGCTCGGCGCCCCACGGGTCGTCGTGATGATGCGGGCAGCCGTCGTCGGCCATCCGGTGCAGGTCGTGGGGTTCGGTGTGGTCGATCGCCTCGACGTGGTGTCGGGCGCCGTCGTCGACAACGCGGCCCTGTTCGGACAGCAGCGCGGCCAGGATGCGGTTGGCAGGTTTGTGGGACATGTCAGCCTCTCAAACGGATCAGTTGCGGGATCAGAATGATGGCCACCATCGACCACCACAGAACCGGGTGCGCGTGGAGGAAATTCAGCTCCCACAAGCCCCAGCGATACAGAAAATCAGGCAAGACTAGCCTCCTACGAGTTGTCTCCCATATTGGGCGATCAGCGCCGCCTCGGCGCGACCGTCATGCTTTTTGAGCGGCCAATGCTTGGCGCCGCTGGGTATGAGCTGTGTGGCCTTCATCCTCGCGTGGTCTTTGTCGGCGAGGACGCCCATCACCTTTTTCCAGATGGCTGGCCGGACAGTCCGATACGGGATGCCGGCGGCGGCGAGGGCGGTTTCGGTTGTGCCGTAGGTGCGGCCGAACGAGAAAGCGGCGACATGGCCGTCTCGCGGCATCGAACTGACTTCCTCCAGCATGGCAGTGACGCGGCCTGGAGGCAGCTTGCGCAGCCAGCGTATGAGGGCAGGGCCGTCGAGTATGCGGCGGCCTTTCTTGCCTCCGGCTGCTAGGGTCGGCATGTCGAGCACGCCACGGCATTCGCCTGCATCATCGAGCAGGGCGAGGGCGCCGTTGACGCCAGGATCAATGCCGAGGGTGTAGTTCATTTGGCGCTGTCGTCTGAGTGGAACCAGACCGGCCAGTTCAACATTGCCTTGATCGGCCCGATCTTCAAAAGCGCGATGCCAAGCCAGGGAATGCTGTTCCAGAAGAAATAGGGGGGTTGGGTGTCGACCTGGACGCTCGCATGCCAAGCGCCCCACTTAACGCGGGATGTCATATGTGTTGCCTCTGTCTTATCCATTTTTGTTGACCCAGCGTCGCGGCGGCTAAACCGGGCATTGCAACTAATGTAACGGAAATCGTATCGCGGTTCAAGATTTATTTCACCGTTAACACCTAAGGCGGTATTGTGGCGAAAGCGCTTGCAGGTTGCATCAAAATGAGATAAATATCTACTCGTACCACACAAAACGTATCACTTACGGAGAAACGAGAATGACCATCGACGTGAAGTGGTTCCAGAACCGCATCCGCGATTTGGGCACAAGCCAGCGGCAGCTTTCGACTGTCATCGCCACCAATCCGAACACGATCAGCCTTATCCTCAATGGCAATCGGAAGATGACGCATGACGAAATCCCGATCCTGGCACAGCTCCTGAATACGACATCCGAGGAAATCATCCGGCGGCTCGGGGTAGAGCAACCGGCTGCTTTGAAGGATGATGCGGTCGAGTGCATTGGCACTGTCGACGAAACGGGGCGAGTGACCGAGCTTAAGGCCGCGCGCACCGTCGAGGCGCCGGCAGCCAGGGCGGCCAATACCAAGGCTGTCATCTTCAATGCCCTGGCAGGCGAGCACGTCCAGCACGGGTGGGTCTACTATTTCGACATCCCGGCCAAGCCGCGCGCTGTCGACGCTGACACGCTCAATGCGCTTTGCCTGGTAGAGATTGGCGATCACGAAGGCTACCACGTCGGCGTCGTGCGGCGTGGCCTGGAGCGCGGCAGCTACGACCTGTTCAACGCTTTCAGCGGTGAGCGGATCGTCGGCGGCGTCATCGTCCGATCGGCTACTCCCATTCGCTGGATCAAGACGGCCTGACATCGCAAGCCACCATATCGCCGTCGCGGCAAACCAACGTCGCGGCGGTGCCTCTCCCAAACAAGTCCAGTTTTCTAATCGCTAATGTTTGTTCCTTATCGATTTAGTTTGTATACACACAATACCGTGATTAGAATTTTAGTCGCCGATCCGAAAAGCGACATTTGGCGACAGCAGGCGACATTTGCCCTTTAAGCTGGGGTAGGATTGGCGACCCTGGCAGGGCCGTGGCGACAAGACCCTTTGTCGCCTTTGCGTCAATCAATATCGATGAAGATCAAACAGGCGCTCAATTGGCGACATTTGGCGACATTTTCGGCGCCTGTTTCGGCAAGGCGAAAAGGCCAGGATAATCAGTGCGTTGGCAGCAGGCGACAAAAAGCGACAATTGGCGACATTTGACGACATGTCACCTGGGCGGACAGGCGACAAAAAGCGACACACCTCTAGGAGGTGTCGCTTTGTCGCCGCCTTGATGTATCGGTTTGTAGTGGGGATAAAAAAGAGCCGGCGAACCGCAGAAGCGGCGCACCGGCTAAAAGGCTAATCGGCGGGTTGGATCACCGTTGGCCTTTCCGCACCGTCGACCGGACAGGTATGCGTCACCCATGCCGGGAAGTGCGAAACTGAAAATCACTCCTCGCCTGTGCCGTCCCCGATAAGGGCGAACAGGCAATCACGGGATCGGCGCGAGAAGTATGCGGACACCTCTTGCGCGTTGATTGCGTCGGCGAGGCAGTAAGCATCCTGGGCGAGTTGCTGCGGCGTCCAGCGAGCCGCGCGCCGATGCGCGCCAGCCGCTATGCGCTGATAGTCGATTGCGTTTTCAGATATCGCCGTCATGGCCATTCCTTTCGATCCACTCCAGGCATTCGCGCCGCGTGCCGTAGAAGCAAGCTCGGCCATCGCTGATCCGAGTGACAGCATAGTTGCCGCCCATTTGCTTCCGTGTCTGGTAGAGCGCGCCAGGAGCGCGCCGGTTCATTGCGATGATTGTCTCAAGTCCGTGCATGTCAGCTTCCAATCCAGTGTTGAATTGCCGGGCCGACTATCAGCAGCGCGGCCAGGGATATTCCGATCGCAGCGTCAACGCGCTGCTTTGGGGTCATGGTGTAGGAAGTCCATTAGTTGGCCGCCTTTGCCTGGGCCGCGTGGCAGACGCCGGCCTCGATCAACCTTGCGGCCTGCCGGCCGAACCAACCTTGCAATTGCCAGGCAAGCCCTGTGTCGATTAGGTGCTGCCATGCCTCTTGCTGTTGTTCCTCGGTTGCATCTTGATTGCCTTCCGCAATCATCGTCGCTTCGAACGTGTCCATTTTCTCGCTTCCTTTCTTCGGCCGGCGCCAATTGCGCCAGCACGGTATCCATTACATAGTACGATTATCGTACCGTTTCAAGCAACCTTGTGCAGCCGATAGCGGCCTAGCGCGTCCTCGGCCGGGACATAGCCCGCAATCCATTCGCGCTTGATCGGCCCATCGAACCGCATGAAGTCGCTTTGGCGAATGCCGCTCCCATCGTCGTCGGGATCGGCTCCAGCTTCGTCGATGTGCAGATGCTCGCGCATATCGTCGGGAAGCTCGATCTCCAGGATTACGCCGTGGTCGTGGTTTAGCTCGGCAAGTCGTTGGCCGAACATGGCCGCTATCTCAGGTCGAGGAGACATGAAAACGGATTGCTCCCGTTGCTCGTCGGCCCACCGCTTGGCTTGCGACCAGCTTGCATCGTTGCCTGGCTTGCCGCACGGGATTAGACCTTGCTTGTCGATTGCGGGCAGATATGCCGCCCGCGTGCCGTGATACAGGGTAATTGTCATGGTACGGTTTTCCTTTCGCTTTGTTGTGGATTAAGCCGCGCTTGCATATGCGGGAGCGGTATCGATCAATTCGACTTCGCCGGACGCAAACCGCGTGTAAACGGCCAATTGCTTGCCGTCGTGACCAGCTTGCGTTGCGATCTCACGCAACGTTGCATCGTTGAAATCGGAAGGCGCATATGCTGACACAAGCTCAGTTACAGGCTCGTTGAACAGCTTGCCTTCATGCAACCAATAGCCTTGTGCCTGGCGAACAGTGCAGCCGCCAAAGGCGTCGATCATGCGAGTTAAGGTTGCTTTCCGAACCTCGGAAAGGTCATGGCCATGATTGTCATGGGTCGGCAGGATTATGAGAGCTTCACGCATTGGATTGTCCTTTCATGATTAGATTTTCGTATCAGGCTAGGCAAAGCTTTCGCCTCGCCTAGCCTGTATTTACTCAGGAACATTCGACACAGATAAAGCCAACAATGGCGGCAACATGCGCGTCATACTCAGGGAAAACGTAATGTGCGACTATTAAGAGGAACGATAACGTCGCGATGCAATGCTTGCGGTGTTCATGGTAGAACTTTTGGGCCTTTCGCATTTCACTCTCCCGTTTTGGGTTGTTGCTTTGTCCGGTCCGTTTTTCGTACCGTGAACATAGAAAACCATTGATTTGGTTTGATGTCAATCGCATGAAACAAACTTTTTTTAGTGATACGAATATGGTATCATTAAGCCCATGGAAACGTTGACACATTTTTCGGCTTTTCAGGCTGTTTTGGATCGCATTGCGGAAGGCTACACAGTCACGGAAGCATGCGCTGAATTTGCAATCGATCCGCGTGCTTTCTATCGGGAGCGGAAAGCTCACCCTGATTTGCAAGCCGCATTTGTCATCGCTCAGGAAGTGGGAGCGGAAGCGCAAGCCGATACGCTTTTCAACATCCATCAACGCGTCAAAGACCCATTGATGGCACGCGTTGTCAGCGACAATCGCAAATGGTTGCTTTCGAAGCGTCAAGCCGCAACATATGGTGATAAGCTGCAAGTCGAGACACAACATAATGCGGATTTGGCTGCGATCCTGAAAGAGGCAATCGCACGCATTCCGCGACCAGTCGACGACCAGCCGCTTATCGTCGACGCGAAAAGCGTAACAATATCAGACATTTTCGGCGATTGATTGCCTGTCAACGTCTCAGGCAAGGCTCGCGAAGTGCGGGCTTGCCTCGACGATCGGCGGAGGAATGCTTATCGGCGGAGGGGGAGGTGGCCGGTGCCGTACCCCCAAACTTTGCGTCGGCCTGGATAAACCCGCATACCCCAATAGATACCAGCGGCTCTCGCGCGCGGGCCGCCGCACCGCCTATTAGGCGCCCCGCCTCGCGCGCGGCAAACCGGATCGCGATACGAAAATCGTTGCACGCCCCGCCAAGGTCGACTAGAATAATCGCATTCCCGCTTTTCCACCAAACCGCCAGGAGGCGCCCCCGTGAACCTGATCGTCCTCGCCATCGTCGCCGTAGTCATCGCCGCCGCCATCTTAGCCGCGATCTACAACCACAAGTCCATTGCGGCCGATGCCGCCAAGCTCGACGCCGCTGCGGCGGTTCTCGACACCCACGTCGATCCGGTCATCCGGGCTGCCAAGCCGATCGTCGCGCAGAGTATCGCCGAAGTCGACGCCCAGGTGGCCGCTGCGGTTGCCGCCAAGCCGGCTGACGCTGCCCCGGCTGCTCCCGCCCAGGTGCAGTAATGCTCCTCGTCGGTGTTCTGATCGTGCTCTGCATCTTGGCGGCTGCCGCCGGCCTGACCTGGCTGGTGGCGCCGCACGGCCCTGACGGATCGTGACACCGCTTGAGTTTGATAAAGCATTAGCCCAGGAGATCGGCCAGTTTTATGCCGACCCCCTGGGCTTCGTCATGTTTGCATTCCCGTGGGGCAAGCCGGGCACGCAGCTCGAAAAGTTCCCCGATGGTCCCGACGAATGGACCCGCCGCCTCTTTGTAGCGCTGGCAAAGCACGTCACCAACAACCTGGACCTGGCCGACCTCGGGCAGCAGCTTGAGGTCTGGCAGTCAGCCATCGCGTCCGGCCACGGTATCGGCAAGAGCGCGACCGTCTCCTGGATCATCCTCTGGCTGATGTCGACCCGCGTCGACTGCCGTGGCTTCGTCACCGCCAATACCGGCGACCAGCTCGCGGGCAAGACCTGGCCGGAGCTGTCGAAGTGGCACGCGATGGCCATCAACAAGCATTGGTTCAAATGGACGGCGACCCAATTCTACTACGCCAAGTACCCGGAGGACCGCCGCAAGAACTACATGTTCGAGGCCGTCACTTGGTCGATCGACAGGACCGAGGGTTTCGCCGGAGCGCACAACGCCGGCAGCGCCATCGTGTTTATCGAGGACGAGGCGTCCGCCATCCCCGACGCCATCAGCGAGGTCATCAGCGGCGCGCTGACGGACGGCGAGGGGTTCTGGTTGAAGTTCGGCAACCCGACCCGCAACGAGGGCCGGTTCTTCCGCTGCTTCCATGAGGATCGCCGGCTCTGGTATCACGAAAGCGTCGACAGCCGCAGCGTCCGCGTCACCAACAAGAAATACCTGGAGCGCCTGGTCGAGCAATACGGCGAGGACAGCGATTACGTCCGCGTCCGCGTGCGCGGCATGTTCCCCCGTGCCGGCGTCATGCAGTACATCCCCGAGGGCCTGGTGGACGCTTCGTTCCACCGCGCCGACACTCCCAGGGACGACGGCGCCCCGCTGCTCATGGGCATCGACGTGGCGGTGGGCGGCGGCGACAAATGCGTCATGCGCTTCCGCCGTGGCATGGATGGCCGCTCGATCCCGCCGATCAAGCTGGCCGTCGACCGCGACAAGGGCCAGGATAGCCTGACGGTTGCGACGAAAGCCGCCGAGCTGATCGATCGGTTCGAGCCCGACGCCGTGTTCATCGACGAGATTGGCGTTGGCTTCGGCGTCGCCGACATCCTCAAGAGCCAGGGCTACAAGCTGATCCGCATCAACAGCGGCCCGCCGGCCGATGACCCGATCCGCTACCGCGACAAGAAAGCCGAAATGTGGGCGACGATGAAGCAGTGGCTGGTCGAGGGCGGCACGCTCCTGGAAGACCTGGAGCTTCGCCAGGACTTGTGCGGCCCGATGTACGATCACACCCTCAAGCAGCAGCTTTTCATCGAGAGCAAAAAGGACATGAAGCGCCGTGGTCTGGCCTCGCCGGACGACGCCGACGCCCTGGCCTTGACGTTCGCCCGCAAGATCAACCGCAAGGACCGCACGCGACGGAGACGGCAGACGACCGCGGGCTTTGACTACGACGTGTTCTCTGTGATATGATAATCGGATCGCGATTGGAAATCTGTCATGTTTAGCGCCCCCAAGCCGCAGCCGCTTCCGCCTGCTCCGCTGCCTGTGAAGACCACGCAGGACGGCCAGGCGACCAGCACCGCGCAGCTCGCCGCAGCCGCATCCGGTGGCTTCCAGTCCCTCAATCCGACCGGCGGTATGGGCGTGCCCAGCGTCGTCACTTCAACCGCCAAGCTCCTCGGGCTGTAAATGGATATCACCGCAACGCCGGCACCGTCGTCGAGCCGTGGCACCGAGGTCGCCAACCTCCTCGCCCAGCTTCGCCAGGACCGCTCCACCCTCGACGCGCACTGCGTCGAGATAGCCGAGCGCATGCTGCCGCGCGACCGCTACGCGTTCTTCAACCAGATGAACATCGAAGGGTCGAAGCGCACCGACATGATCTTGGACAGCTCGGCTGCCAAGGGCCTGGAGCGCTTCGGCGCCGCGATGGAAAACCTGCTCACGCCGCGCGGCTCGACCTGGCACCGGCTGACGCAGAACAACCCGCACCTCAAGAAAATCCTCCGCGTCCAGAACTACTTCGACGACGTGACCGGCATCCTGTTCGCGCAGCGCTACAGCGCGCACTCGGCGTTCCCGACCGTGCAGCAGGAGAGCTACATTTCGATGGGCGCCTACGGCACCGGCCAGTACCGCGTCGAGAAGCCCCGCGAGAAGGGGGAGCGCGGCCTTCGCTACGGCTCGATGCACCTCGGCTCGATCTTCTACCTGGCCGACTACCAGGGCCGCATCAACACGGCGCTGAGGTCGTTTAAACTCTCTGCCAAGCAGGCCGTCGACATGTTCGGCCTGGAGAACCTGCCGCCGCAAATCCGTATCGAGTACGACAAGCCCGTTGGCAAGCGCAGCGAGCGGCCGGACTTTGAGTTTGTCCACATGGTCGAGCGCAACAAGCTGGTCATCCCCGGCGCGCTCGATCACCGTGCCATGAAGTACACGTCCGAATACGTCAGCATCGAAGGCAAACAGGTCGTCGAGACGGGCGGTTATCGGACCTGGCCGTTCCCCGTCAACCGCTACGTGACGGCACCAGGCGAGACGTATGGGCGTTCACCCGGCATGCTCGCCCTGCCGGCCATCAAGACGTTGAATGAGGAGAAGCGCATCATCCTCAAGCAGGGCCACCGGGCGGTCGATCCGATTACCCTGGTCTTTGAGGACGGCATCCTTGACGGGACCGACCTCCGGCCCGGCGCCATCATCACCGGCGGTGTCTCCGCCCAGGGCCAGAAGCTGGTCCAGGAGTACGGCAACAACGGTCGCGTCGATGTCGGCAAAGACCTGATGGACATGGAACGGAAGGACATCGACGATATCTTCCTCGTCACCCTGTTCCAAATCCTGACCGACAATCCGCAGATGACCGCGACCGAGGTCATCGAGCGCGTCCGCGAGAAGGGCGCTTTGCTCGCCCCGACCGCCGGCCGCCAGCAGTCCGAATGCCTCGGCGTGCTGATCGAGCGCGAGCTTGATCTGCTCAATGAGCAGGGCATGCTGCCGCCGATGCCGCCCGAGCTGATCGAGGCTGCCGGCGAATACAAGGTCGAGTACGAAGGCCCCTTGGCCAGGATGCAGAAGGCCGAGGAAGTCGCTGGTTTGACACGCACAATTTCGATCGTGCTGCCCTACGTCGAGGCCACGCAAGACCCGACGCCGCTGATGGTGATCGACATGGAAGCAGCCATGCCGGACATCATGTGGGCGAACTCCGTCCCGTCCAAATGGCAGCGTGATCCCGCCGCGCTTGAACAGCTCAAGGCGCAGCGCAACCAACAGGCCGCAATGCAGCAGGCCGTCGCCGCAGCGCCCGCTCTCTCCGGGCTCGTCAAGGCGTCCGGCCCAACCCCTGGTGCAGGATGAACGAATATATCGAGAAGGCGAGGGCGCTTGTTGGAAGAATATTCAGCAAGCGCAGCCAGGCATACGCGCGCGTCTTCGACACGACCGACGATCCGTTGGGCGATCGCAAGATCGTGCTCGATGACCTCATGAAGTTCTGCCACTTCGACCAGACGGTCTACCACCGCGACCGGCGCATGACCGACGTGCTGATCGGCCGGCAGGAGGTGCTTCACCGCATCTTCGACTACGCCAAGCTCGACGCGGCATCGCTGTACGAGAAGTACAGCGCCGACAAGTTCAACCCACGGAAAATCGAGGAGTAATCCATGCCCGAAGTCATCAACACACCCGCCGCTCCGGCCGCCCCGGCGCCCGCCGCTCCCGCAGCTCCGGCAGCTCCGGTTGCCACCGACTGGCTGACCGGCGTCGCCGAAGGCCCGACCCGCGATCTTATGGTCGCCAAGGGCTACAAGCAGCCGTCCGATCTGGCCAACGCCTACTACAACCTCAACCGCATCCATGCCGGCAGCGGCGACGTGATCGAGAAGCCGAAGGCCGACGCCACGCCCGAGCAGTTGAACGACTGGTATCGCACCGTCAACGGTATCAGCCCCGACACCAAATACGACCTCAAGTTCCAGGACGGCCTCCAGGTCGACCAGACCTATGTCGAGACGGCCAAGGGTTGGTTCAAGGAAGCTGGGTTGCGCCCCGACCAGGCACAGCTCCTGGCCGACAAGAACAACGAGTGGGTGCAGCAGACCGCAGCCAAGATCGCGAACGACGCCAAGGCCAAGAACGAAACCGATGTCGCGTCGCTCAAGATGAAGTACAACGCCCAGGGCGCCGGGCAGTATGACCAGCTCATTGCCAACGGCGCCAAGGCGGCCAAGGCCCTTGGCCTGTCGCCCGAAATGCTGGGTCGTCTCGATGCTGCCAACGGCGTCGCCGCGAACCTGGAGCTGCTTGCCGTCCTCGGCGAGCGGATGGGTGTCGAGGCGCCGTTCCGCGATGGTAGCCCGTCCGACATCTTCTCCACCCCGGAGAGCGCCCGCGTCGAGCTGGCCAAGATGTCTGGCGACAAGGCGTTCGTCGACAGCCTCATGAACCCCAAAGACCCGATGCACGCGGTCAACACCCGCAAGCATTCCGACCTCCAGAGGATCGCATATGCCAAGCGCTAGGCCCGCCCCGCAGCATGTCTCCGTCACGACGGCGGCCGACGAGAAGTGGAAGCAGCAGGTTCGCCTTGCCTGCATCCAGGCAGTCTCGGCCCGCGCCGTCGCGTCCCAGGCCGTCTATGACACAGCCGCTACAATCGAGGCCGCGAAACAACTCGCGTCTTTCGTTCTCGGAAGTGATTGACAAATCGTACCACGGTATGATTTAATAATCATCGCTAGGTCTTCTAGCGTGTCCATGTGTGACCCGAGCGCGGGGTTTCTCCTCGCCTCCAGCCCCGCGCTCCCTCGCACGACACGCCGCTGACCAAGCTGTGAGCGAACACCCCGGCTTGCCGGGCCGCTGACCAGTCCACTCGGGCCGGGCTCCGCGCCGAACACCCCGAACCAAACCACACGGTTCAACTCTTTTTCGGGTGTAGGCAAAATGACCCCCTTTGAAATTCCGGCACATTTTAACGACAGCTATACGCACAACGTCGAAATGCTGCTCCAGCGCAAGGGACCGAAGTTCCTTGAGGCTGTCACCATGCGCCCCTACCAGGGCGAACAGGCTCAGGTCGTCAAGCAGTTCGGCGACGTGACCTTCCGCGACAAGACGACCCGTCATTCGGACACGCAGTTCGATGACCTGATCCACATGCAGCGGTGGATTTTCCCGTCCGACAAGGTTCTTGCCCTGCCGGTCGACAGTCAGGATGAACTCCGCATGCTCGACAGCCCGCTGTCGGCCTATGCGGAAGCCGGTCGTCTGGCCTATGGCCGCGCGATCGACGACTTCATCATCCCGGCGTTCTTCGGCACCGCGCAGACCGGCGTCAAGGGTGCGACGCAGACCGCGTTCCCCTCGGCCAACCAGATCGCCGTGAACTACGTCGAGAGCGGCGCCACCGCCAACTCCGGCATGACGATTGCCAAGCTCCGCGCCGCGCGCCGGATGCTCAAGCAGAACTTCGTCGACCTGGAGACGGAGGAGCCTTACATCGCCATCAACGCGAAGGCCGAACAGGATTTGCTCGGCACGACCGAAGTCACCAACACCCTGTACAACCAGGTCAAGGCCCTGGTGAACGGTGATGTCGACACCTTCCTTGGCTTCAAGTTCATCAAGTCGGAAGCCCTCCAGGTCGACGCCAGCGGCTATACCCGCTGCCCGGTTTGGGTGAAGTCCGGCGTGGTCTACGGCCAGTGGGAGGGTCTTGTGACCCGCATCGGCCCGCGTCCCGACAAGGACTACCTGACGCAAATCCACATGACCTTCACGGGCGGCGCAACCCGCACCCAGGAAGGGAAAGTCCTCGAAATCAAGTGCGACCCGACCCTGTAGTCGGTAGCCGCCTGGCTGGCACCTCGCCAGCCGGGCCAACCTCTTTGAAAGGAAAACTCCAATGACTGTTACTGCCCAGCAGTCCAACCAGGTTGCCAACGCGCTCGCACTTCCGGCTGTGAAGAACGAGGTCGTTGACCTGGCCAAGCTGCGCATTGCCCGCTTCGACTTTACCCAGGTCGGTGCTGGCGACATCGGGTCCACGATGGACCTGGTGCAGTTGGGTGCGGCTCACTATCGCATCATCCCGGCTCTGTCCCACGCGGAATGGTCCGCCTGGGGTGCGAGCGCAACCCTGGACATTGGCCACACCGGCTACACGAAACTCGATGGCACCGTCGTCGCCGCCGCTCCGGCCGCGATCGAAGATACCGTCAGCGTCGCGGCAGCCGGCAATGCAGCCCTCGGCGTCGGTGCCGGGGCGGCAGCCAATATCTCCGGTCTGGAAATCGAGTGCAAAGGCAACCTGCTCATTCAGGCCGTGGTTGCCGGCGCCGTCGTTCCGGCGGGCGCCACGCTCAAGGGCTGGATCGCCTACGTCACCGACTAACTCTAGTGGAGGGCGGGTCGCTTGGTGCTTCCTGTTGACATCTGCAACCTTGCGCTGACCAAGCTCGGTCAGCCTCGCATCGGTAGCATCGACCCGCCCTACATCAACCCGTATGGCGTCGAGCCGGATTGCGCGTTCGTCTACCCGCTCGCCCGCGACGCCGAGCTGCGCAAGAACGTCTGGAGCTTTGCCCGCTCGCGCATGATCCTGGCCGCCGACGCCAATACCCCGCCGTTCGGCACGGACGACGACGAGCGCGACGATACCGGCCCGTCCTGGGCCGATGAAGTGCCGATGGATACCCCGCAGATTTACCAGTATAAAGTGCCGAACGACTTCATCCGCATGATCAAGATGAAGTACGAGGAACGGCGCCTGGAGGGGCAATACATCCTCACCTACGAGGACAGCCCGATCAACTTCCAATATGTTAGCCGTGCCGATCCTTCCCTGTTCGATGCGCTGTTTGTCGAGGCCCTGGCCTGCCAGGTTGCCCTCCAGCTCACGTACAAGATCACGACCAGCGACGCGCTCAAGCAGGCCATCGGCAACGACTACAAGCTGGCCATCAACGAAGCCAAGCGCGTCAACGCGATCGAGGCGCCGGCCGAGCGCACCCCGGAGGACACGTTCGTCCTTGTGAGGCGCTGATGGCCCGCGCAGCAGCAATCCAGGCCGGCTTCAACAACGGCGAAATCTCGCCCTACATGTACGGGCGCGTTGACGTAGAGAAGTATCCGCTCTCTCTGCGCGAATGCACCAACATGCGCGTCGTCGTCCAGGGTCCGTCGACCAAGCGCGACGGCAGCCGTTTCGTCGCCCCCGTGGCCGACGAGACGCAGACATCCCGGCTGTTCGAGTTTGAGTTTAACCCGACCCAGGGCTATGCGATCGAAATCAATTCGAACCGCGCCAGGTTCTTCACCAACCGTGGCCTTCTGACCGAGGCGGCCAAGGCCGTGACCGGCATCACCCAGGCGAACCCTGCCGTCGTGGCTTGCACCAGCCACGGCTACAGCAACGGCGACCAGGTGCTGTTCCCGGTCGTCGGCCCGTATGTCGCGCTCCAGAACCAGGTGCTCTCGGTCGTCGTCGTGGACGCCAACCACTTCCAGCTCTCGGGCTACAACGGGACCAGCCTGCCGGCGTTCTCCGGTTCGCCGACCGTCGCTCGCGTCTACAGCGTGCCGGCGCCGTACTCGGCTGCCGATCTGCCGACCGTGTATGACCTGCACGCGGCCGACGTGCTGAACCTCTATCACCCCAAGTACCAGCCGCAGAAGCTGACCCGCAGCGGCGCGACGAGCTGGGCGTTCGTGCCCTTCGTCTTCAAGGACGGCCCGTACCTGACGGAAGACCCGCAGGGCATCACGCTCGCGCCCAGCGACACGGCCTGCCTCACGCCGGCCATGACCAGCAACACGGCTCCCTCGGGCGTCGCCTCGACATCGCAGGCTGGCGCTGGCGACTATCAGATGTTCGACCGCGACCGCACCCAGGATGTCAAGGTGTCGGGCGGTGGCGACGGCTTCATCCGGTACGACCTTGGCGCCGGCAATTCGGCGGTCGTCGATGCGTATTGGCTGACGACCAGCAATGTCGCCACGGGCAGCAATGACTACTTCACCGCTTGGCAGGCGCAGGGCTCCAACGACGGTACGACGTGGGTCACGCTCGACACGCGGCAGGGCGAAACCGGCTGGAACAACGCCGAGACGCGCTACTATTCGTTCACCAACCAGGTGGCCTATCGCTACCATCAACTGTTGTTCACTGGCGGCGGCGGCAGCGATGCCGTCAACAGCATCGCGGCCGAGCTGGCGTTTCACCGCGCCCCGGTCAGCCAGGCGCCGATAACGCTGACAGCCTCTGGCACCGCGTCCATCAACGGCGGCTCGGGCTTCCTGTCGACCGACGTTGGCCGCTGCATCCGCCTCATGGGCTCCGATGGCCGCTGGCGGTGGGCGTCGATCCTGAGCGTCGTGTCGACGACCCAGGTCACGGTGAACATCAACGGCCACGCGCTGCCGGACACGTCGCCGATCGCCCGGTGGCGCCTTGGCCTGTTCTCCAATACGACCGGCTGGCCGACGTGCGGCGCCTACTATCAGGACCGCCTGGCCGTCTCGGGACCGCCGAGCAATCCGAACTTCGTCTGCTTTAGCACGTCCGGCGTGTACGACACGTTCACCCCGTCCGAAGACGACGGCACGGTGACGGAAGCCAGCGGCTTCGCCTACCAGCTCATTGAGCGGCAGGTGACGGCGATCAATTGGTTCCAGCCCGTCTATCGCGGCATGATCATCGGCACCGCCGAGGGCGAGGCGATCGTGCAGCCGATGGTCAGCTCGTTCACCACCCCGGCGCCGTTCTCGGCCTTGAACTTCAAGACCGTCTGGCCGACCGAGTATGGGTCCACCGCGCTGCGGCCGAAGCAGGTTGACACCGCGACGTTGTTCGTCGACCGGCGTGCCAAGCGCGTCCGCGAAATGAACTACGAACTCCAGTCGGACAGCTTCGTCGCGCCGAACATGAACGCGATGGCCGACCACATCACGCAGAACGGCGGCATCAAGCGTGTCGCCTGGATGCGGCACCCCGATCGCACCTATTGGGCTGCGCGCGCGGACGGCGCGCTGCTCGGCTTCTCATATGAGCGTGAGCAGAGTGTCAACGCCTGGCACAAGCACTTCCTTGCGGGCTTTAGCGGCGCGAACGGCATCGTCGAAGACTGCATGGTCATATCCTCGCCGGACGGCATGAACGAAGACCTGTGGCTTGTCGTCCGTCGCGGCGCGCGCCGCTTCGTCGAGTACATCGGCGATTGGTTCTGGCACGACACCGCCCAGGCCGACGCATGCTTTATGGACGCCTCGATCAAGTATGTTGGATCGCCCACGGCAACGGTCGGCGGCCTGGCGCACCTTGAGGGCCAGACGGTTCGTGTCCTGGCGGACGGCGTGCAGACCGCCGATGTGGTCGTGACGAACGGTCAGATCACGATCGAGCGCGCCGCCTCGACGATCACCGTTGGCCTCGCATTCAAGGGCCGGCTCTGGACGCTGCGGCCGAATGCTGGCGCGCAGAACGGCACCGCCCAAGGCAAGATGAAGAAAATCTATAAGTACATCGTGCGCCTGTATCGCTCCCTCGGCGGCGCGGTCGGCGACAGCCAGGGCCGCTTGAACCAACTGCCATATTGGAAGATCGCCAATTCGTTCATGCAGCCGCCCGGCCTGTTCTCCGGCGACATCGGCCCGGCTCCCTTCCCCGGCGGTTGGGAGCAGGACGGCGGCACTGTCTTTGAGAACGACAGCGCCTACCCGTTCACGGTCATCGCCTACATGCCGCAGATGACGACGGAGGACGCATGATCGAGCTTGTCCCATATCGTGCCGAGCACGTTGCCGCGATCGTCCCCACGGCCGACGCCGAGGCGTTTAAAGCATTCACGACGCCCGCCGTCGCGCGCTCCCTGGAGGGTCCGTTCGCCAAGACCGCGCTCCTCGACGGGCGCCCGATCGCGTGCGCCGGTCTGGCCAATCGCTGGTACGAGAGCTGGATCACTTGGGCATACCTGTCGCGCGACACGGCGAAGTATATGCTTCCGATCACTCGCGCAATCCGCAAGGCACTTCCTGATCTTCCCAAAGGCCGGATAGAGGCAGCGACCCCGATGGACTATGCAGCCGGCCGCCGCTGGCTGGAAATGCTTGGCTTTACTTGTGAAACTCCGAATGGCATGCGCCATTACACGCCTGACGGCCGGAGCTTCGCGCTCTACTCTCTGGTGAACAAATGAGCTTCCTTGCTGTAGTCGGTGTTATCGGTGCTGTCGCCCAGGGCGTCGGTGCAATGGCCCAGGCCAGCGCCGCGTCGCAGGCTGCGCAGTACAACGAGGAAGTCGCCAAGCGCAACGAGGCTGCGGCAGCTTCCCAGGGCCAGGCGCAGTCCGAAGATCAGCAGCGCGACAACGAGGAAGCCCTTGGCCGCATCCGCGCGGCCTATGGCGCGGCCGGTGTCGAAATGTCCAGCGACGCCCTCGGCGTCTACCAGAACAGCGCCGCCCAGGCTGGCTATGACCTGGCCAAGGTTCACTACGACACCCAGGTCCGCGAGACTGGATATGCCGACCAGGCCAACCTCGACAGCATGCAAGCCAAGTCCGACAGCACCGCCGGCATCTTCGACATGTTCTCCGCTGGCGTGAACGCCGGCACGTCCATCCTGAAAGCAGCGTAAATGCCAAACAACATCCAGCCGTACACAAGCCAGGTTCGCGATGAAACGAACCTCCCGGATACGCAGGCGACGCCGAACGATTTCGGCGCGCAGATCGGGCAGGCAGTCGGCAACATCGGCAACAGTCTGGACCGCCTCCAGGACGCCATGCAGGCGCACCAGGAGCGCGAGAACAGCATCGACGTGCAGCTTGCGCTCTCGCACGCCAGGCAGGACCAGACGGGCGCCCTGATCCAGGGCGAGAACGGCCCGACCGCCGGCACGTCCGGCTTTACCGGCGGCTTCCTCCAGGGCTTCGACGACTACCAGTCCAAGCAGTCCGGCTCGCTGCCGACCGACAGCAAAGCGCAGAAGGCGTATCAGGTTGGCATGGCCGCGTTGCGTGCCGAGCTGGCCGATCGCGCAATGCAAAGCCAGGCATCCCAGGGCGCCCAGCTCGGCGTCCAGAAGGTGCAGTCCACTCTCGCCGGCTACGTCAACACCATCGGGACCGACCCGCAGCAGTATGACACCTCGGTCAAGGCGGGCAACACCGCGATCGACCAGCTCAATCTGCCGCCGGCCGAGACTGCCAAGCTGAAAGATGACTTCGGCAACAACGCCGTGGCCTCGCGGTTCGATGCCATGTTCTCGGCCGCCAAGACCCCGCAGGCGATGCAGGGCGTTATCAACGACCTGACGAGCGGCCCGTGGAAAAACCAGATGGGCGTCGCGCAGTTCGACCGGCTCTTGAAGCTGGCCGGCACCGCGCAGAAGTCGCTCCAGGAAATGTCCAACAAGCAGGCCGAGGCGTCCGTCAATTCGGTTCAACAGCGTATCGAGGGCGGCGCCACAATCGACCCCAACGAAATGGCCCAGGTCAGCGGCCAGGTGAAGCAGTCGAACAACCCGATCCTGCTCGACAAATGGGCGCGGCTCCAGGTCACGGCCGACACGTCGCAGAAGGTCAAGGGCCTGTCGACAGACAACCTCAAGGGGTACATCGCCGACAACAAGGGCGGCCTCGGCGACGAACCGCTCCAGGCCACCCCCAACTCGCCGACCGGCCGCGCACAGGATGGCTTCGGCTACCTCAAGGCCAAGTATGGCTTGAATGACGTGCAGGCGATGGGCGTCATGTCGAACGTCGGCCGCGAGACTGGTTTCCAGCCGCGCCCCGGCGACGGCGGCACGTCGGACGGTTATTTCCAGTGGCACCTCGATCGCATGACGCGGGCAGCCGCTGCCGGCGCCACGGGCGTCGATATCCGCAAGGCGATCGACTTCGCCATGAGCGAGCCCCAGGGCCAGCAGTATCTCGCCCTGGCCAAGGCCGGGCAGCTCAATGATGTCGGCAGCGCCGCGAAGGCGTGGCTCGACGTGTTCGAGAAGCCGAAGAACCCGGAGGCCGACCAGCCGATCAACATGCAGTGGGCGCAGCGTCTCACGACTGCCATCAACGGCGGCCGGCCGCTGACCTCCGCTGGCCCGCAAGGCGGCACTGGCAGCTATCCTTCCGAGGCGCAGTGGCTCCAGGCGCAGGCAGCGAACAAGGTTCTCCAGGCACGCGACGGCCAGGTGCGCGCGGGCGACTACATGACTGCGGCTGCGGACGCTGGCGTGTTCAAGCTCGATCCGCTCAACAGCGCCCAGGATTTCCAGACCCGCGCCCAGCAGTCCGAAGTCGCCCAGGGCTTCCTCGGCACGAAGGACAACAAGCCGTTCACGCCGCCCGAGGTGGCCGCGTTTAGCCAGGTCATGCAGTCCGGCAGCCTCGACCAGAAGACGCAGCTTCTCCAGAACATCGCCAGCATGGGGAACACCGCCCCGGCAGCGTTTAAACAGCTCGGCGAGAAGGGCGGCACCGCTGCGATGTTCGCGCATGTCGGTGGCCTCTCCACAGTGTCGCCGACCGTGGCGCAGGACGTGCTGCGCGGTCAGCAGTCGATGCAGGACAACCCCGACATCAAGGCGATGCTGACCGCCAAGGGAACTGGCCCTGGCGCTGGTGGCACGGCGGCGTTTTTCGACAGCATCGCCGGGCAGGCGCTCGGCGCCATGCCGAAGGATGCTTTCGCCGCGAGGCAGGCCGCAGACGCGCTCTATGTGAACCGCGTCGGTCCCGGCGCACCTTGGAACGCGAACCTCTATACGCAAGCCGTCCGCGACGTGATGGGCAGCAAGCCCGGCGATC